ACTGAGTGAAGTCCGATCAGCTCGTCAGGCTCCATTTGCACCATCTCCTCATCGGTAGGGGGCGTCAGGATTGCGTGCTTTTTCCAGATCATAGAATCTCCGCTTCGATTGCGTCTTCCTTGATCTTACTGGCAATGCGGGCCTTTGCGTCAAAGATCATCTTGGCAGCGTCATCGAGGCTAGCTCCCTTGCGATGCTCCACGATTGAGGATGCCATGCCCGTGAGTTGCGCCGCCTTGTCGGTAAGGATACCTACCGTCACCGCCAGCTTGTCCGGGCTGATCTTGGCAAGCTCCTCGGGGTTATCAAACAACTGTTGGGAACGCTCAAATAGCAAGTCCGTGTAATCCTGAGCCGCAATCGCGTATCTCATCGAGAATTCCTTGCGCTTTGTCTCTAGCGTGTCGTTATGACGCCATTGTAGGCCCCTGATGGTCTCTCTGCCAAGCCCTGTCTTCTTCTGGATGTCGGTTATCCTCGCACCTTGTGCGGCTAGCCACAGGGCCATTGCGGCCTTGTTTGGGGCGTAGTGTTCGACGCAGTTGCCGGGAGATAGCTTGGCACGCTCCTTGACCTCAAGAAACCACGCTGACTTGTCTTCTCGCTCGTCAACGTAATCGGCCTTCAGCTTTTCGTTTGGATCAATTGGTTCTGGTTCCGAAGTCACTTGGAGTTCTTAGCCTTTAAATTTTAAGAGCGCAACCTTATTTTGGAATTTGCATTTGTTCTGATTGTTCTCGCTCATATTTAAGACGCTCAGATGGAGTTGTTCCCAAAACGTTGCCAAGTTCCGCCGCCCAAAGAGGATCATATTTTCCAGTTTGAAGCAAAGCCTGAACACCAGTAGAACTTCCAAGAGTTGTTACTAATGATGTGCTTACTGCGTTATCCCAATCCTCAGGAGACAACTCTTTCTTGCCAAGTTTCTTGAGAAGTGGATGAAGTTGCTTTGCCCTATACATTCCTGCCGCAATCCTTGCTTTTACTGGTCCAGTAATAGTCTCGATTGAAGACCATGGCCGAACACCTCCTTGACTTATTGCGACACCACCTTTTAAGCTGCCCGTTTCGGGGGCTACCCGAGTAACGACGTCGGCAACATTCGCCATATTTATCATGTCATCAACAAATTCATCACCCACAACAGACCGAAGGTTTTCTTCAATTTTAGGTTGTTTTTTAATGTCATTCAGGAATTTGGGACCATCAAATAGCTGAACGTTTTTAGGTCCGTAGCCATCTTTGGGTGGATACTGAGTGAAAAAATACTCTGCGTAATCGTCGCGAATCATTTTCTGATCCTTTGGGCCAAACTTCCCCAACGTTTTTTTAATTACGTCAGATGGAGCTGTCCACAAAGCTTGTGGAAATTCATGTCTGTCAATCGCTTCGCGGTGGCCGTTTCCTGCGATTTTCAGAAGAACGTTGTTTCTTTTCAAGTCTAAATCTTGTGCAACCTTGTTCTTTTCAACTATGGCACTCAGAACTTGTTTTTTGCTATCTTCGGAAATCGCACCACCTAGTGCATAAACGTCATCTGAAGTTATTTTACTTGGATCAAGCTTTTCAAGCTGAATTTGTTGTTTGAGAGCTTCAAGGTTTTTTACCATTCTTTCTCCATAAATACCATTTGATTTCCCCTGAGGGCTAAACCCAAATAACGTCCGAACCATGTCGGGATCAAAATTAAAATCCTTAGCTCTTCCTTGAACGTCAGATCCAAATCCAATTTTTTGCAGGTAGTCTTGCTGTAAACTCATGGCCCCTTGATGGGCTACGTCTTCTCCATTTAAGGCGAGAGCACTAAGGACATCTTTAGCTACCCTTGGTTCAGATAAGACGCCATCAACAATTCCGCGACCAGTCTTGTCTGATCTGCCGAGGCTTTCTTTTAATAACGCGCCAATTTGCTGCTCCTCAAAACCAAGTCTTTGTTGCAATACGTTTCTTGCGTTATCCCACTCGTCCATCAACCCAACAGAATCATACCCCTCATTTCTAATTTGAGAAATTGTTTTGGAAGCTTGTCCTGAAACCATTTCTTTCCTTGTCCCCCCGACAGCTCCACCCTCTGGGACTGCTTCCCTGAATATAGCAACCAAGTCATCCATTTGTTTAGGCATGAGTGGACCTGATAATTTTTCTAAACGCCCTCTTTCTCGGAGAAGTTTTTCTTCTTGAGCTGGCTTTAGGTTTGGAGAATCAAGCTTCTGGTCAATCTTCTGTATTTTCCTTGCGTTTTTCGGTCGCTGATAAAGTCCTTGAAGTTCTTTTTCAAGAGCGGCATTTCTTGGCAACCCCTGAAAGTATTCGCTTTCAATTGCTTTTGCTACATCAATTGGGTCAAATTGAACGCCTTTCCGATCTGCCATTTGATAAAATGCAGTATATGCGTTTGTTTTAAGATCATTTGCTTTTTTCTCGGCAGCTTTAAGCTCACCGAAAATATATGCTCCAGCACCTTCTTTGTCTTGATTTGGCCTGGTAAGCATACGATACATATCCTCATCGTATTTGCTCTTTAACTGTTGACCAATTGTTTTGTCATAAGTTCCAATAACACTGCTCAATGCTTCTGATTCGTTTCTAAGCATTTTAATTGTGTCGCCATATAATGCCTGTCCTTTGAGTGACGGGGGCGTGTTCTTATCTTGCAAAATCCTCAGCCTATCAAGAGAAACCTCTACATCCCTTCCAATTGCATATTCCGGCAACCTTTGAGCCAGTCTAAGACGGTTGATTGTTTTTTGATCTCCGCCAGCCGCAATGTCAGCAAGGAACGTATTATAACCTTTTTTGCTAAGATAGTTTTGGCTTTCGTCTAATAATTTTTGGCGTTCTGAAACTTGCCCTTTTCGCAAACGAGTTGTTGAGGTTCCTATTGCCGTTCCGATTTTCGCTGTTGCATAATCAATTGGTAATCCAACCATTGCTTCTGTGGCTCGTTCTGGAATAGCTTCAAGCAAACTTGGGCCAAGACCAGTAACGATTGAGGCAACCTGATCTTGTAGCGATGCAGCAGCAGTATATCCACCAGCACTAAACACTGCCGCTGCAAATGGTGATTTTGTTGCCGCACCGGCTACCGCACCTCCAGCAATCGAGCCAATAGTCGGAACAACCTCTCCTGACGCATCAATCAAATCTTTTGGAGAAAGACCAAGCTCGTCAATTGCTGTATATCTATTTGATGCCGGATCTCTAAGAATTGTTACCGTTTTCCCGGCAATGTCAACTTTTTGGACGTTTTCTGTCCCAAACTTTTCTTGAAGATATTTCTCCTTGTTTTCGCCGGTTTTAAAGGCGAGGCCAAACCTTGTTTTCCAGTCAACACCAGAATCAAGATCAACTTCGCCACCAAGCATGGTGGATAACCCTTCATTTAAAGATGAGATATATTGACCCTCATCCATTGGGAGCAACTTTTCAGAAGCAAAAACATCATCTGCTGAACCCTTGCTTATCATGCGCTTCGGAGTAAGAAAACTTCCGTCGGCAATCATGGATTTCAACCTCTCTTTTGATTTTGCCTCCTCTTTAACAAGAGAGTCATATTCGGTAAGTAAAAACTGACCTTCTTCTGCTTTTTTTGCAGCAGCAATCGGATCAGTTTCAAGCAACTGATTATACTCGGCCTCAACTTGGCCAATATTGTTTACTGCTTGAGAACGAATAACTCCAAGCTCTTTCACATAAGAATCAATTGTAGCCATTATTGTGTTAGTTGCGATGGGAATGTAGCGCGATAACCCTTGATTTTATCATCTTCTTGGGTTGCTTGTTTTCCTCCCGGATATTGAGATTGTATTTCATTATACTGATCGCTAGTAATAATCCCTTTTTTAAGAAGTGACTCCCTATGTTGTTGTGTCCCATGAACAACATCAAGTAATTTTGTCTTTATCGAAATGGCTCTTTCTCGAATTTTTTCTGGATCTCCGACAAGCCTCAAGGTTCCCCATTGATCTGCAAGAGCCGAAAACTCGTTTTGAGTAACTTGCCCAAGCCCGCTAGATCCGCTGGGAGAAGACTTTCTGAGTCCATCAAGAGCTTCAAACTTTAGGTTTGCCGAAACCGTATCGAGAGAACTCTGTGCTTCCGCCTGTTCCTGAAAACCTAAGTCCCCTAGAATTTTTCTTGCTGAACTAGCAAATGGCAACTCGCTCATTTTGCCGGTATAATCAATGAACCTGTCGATTTCGCTTATCGCAACCTTGCCAATTTCTACGGCCCTATTTCTTGCTGCAACTTCAGCCGATGCTGCTTGTTGTGCCGCTTGCTCTGCCGCTCCTCCTGGAATGTTTGCAACTCGCGTTCCCGTTGGACTGCTTGGGTCGGGAACAAGCTGTTGCCCTTCTCCAAGTTTTACTGTTGGCTTTCCACCGACTCCCGCACCATACCTGACCGTGGTTTTCCCATTTTCAGTTATTACCTCAGCCCCAGTGGGGACGGGTGCTGGATAGAACCTGTTTTCTTCGTCAAATTGGCCGGCGAGTGCGTTGTATTCAGCGGCTTGTTCAGCAGTGGCTTTTCTGAATTTGCCTAGCGGTTTATCAGTCACAAGAGAAGATCCGGCAGGAAGGCGGGGTTGTCTTGGCGATTGCGTGGCGGGTTGAGCCGCTGCTGGCCCGTTAGGTGTGCGGGCAGCTAAGACTCCCGGATCGACCGTATATAGCCCACCACGATATGAAACCTTGGTCCCGTCTTCAGAAATAACCCCTTCGTTTGCCGGAATAAGTGGTCCTTCGACTGTTGGGATGTCCATAGGAGGACCGCCTCCCAGCGCACTTGTAATTCCGGCAGCAGAAGTTTGCCCCGCTGGAGCAAACGCGTCCGCAACACTTGGGTAAACATTATTTGCAATGTCTTTGAATTGCCCTTTTTGATCCAACGATCCGGTCAGCTTTACTTTCCGTCCATTAATTTCAATTTCTTTGTCGTAAGGTTGCCATTTAGAATCTTTCAACTCTGCTATTTTCGCGGCAACGGCTGCATTGGATTGTGCTTTTTGAGCATTAAGCTCATTAGCCTTCGTTCCAAAATTCAGAACATTGCTAATGGAGTTCGATGCCTGTTGAGCATAAGCAGCAGCTTCGGTTGGCGTTGTGTTTGGATCATTGATCTTGTCCAAGTATGGAGTCAAACTAGACTCAACATCAATGCCAAGACTTTTGCCCATCTTGATTGCGCTCTCGATACCAGTTACAGTTGCCTTGATGCCTGCGTCTAGCTTCTTGCGTTCCAGTTTTTTCTCCGAGTATTTGTCAATGCCTCCAGCAATCTGACTTCCAAAGTTAGACATGCCTTGCGCCTGAATTCCAGCAGCGCGAGTAAAGCCTGAGTAGTCCTGAATGAACAGGCTTGGGTCAACGGATGATCCTAATAGTGCCATATTATTTAACTAACTTGTAATTTACCGCTTTGAATCCACCGACTTCTTGGACTGCATTAGGTGTTTTCTTTTCAACATCTTGAGCCATGACTCCCATTTGGGTTGTTTTGTCTCCCTTATACTTATATGTGTAAATTGGAAGCCCGGCATTAGTTTTCCCAACCTTCTCAATATCTGTTTTTAATCGGCGATCTGAAGCTATAAGTGCTGCTCCTCCAACGCTGCCCACGGCTTCCATAATACCAGAGGTATAAGCCGCTTGTGCTTGTGCATTAGCTGATGCGGCGGCAACTTGGTTCTGTCTTTGTGCTGCGCCAAGATTAAGTCCCGTGTCTGGGTTAATCAAGCCCGGAGTCCCTCGTCCAATTTGCCCCATGCCCATTCCGAGCATTTGTTGCCCAGACTGATACGAGAGCGGTTGTTGACTTAGCAGAGACAGTCCGGGTTGGGTATAGAATCCTTGGGCGGCGGCATAAGATTGTTGTCCAGCTTGAGCGGCTTGCGCCCGCTTACGGGCAAGAACGTCCTCCCGCCCCATTGCTTCGCTGACGATGCCAAGATTTCCGCCAAGCCTACCGGACGCTTGAAACCCTTCACGGGCTTGTTGCTCGTAACCGCGTTGTTCTTGCGGACTAACTCCCTGAGCGGATGCTCTAGCGCGTTCAGCTTCAGTAGCAAATCCTTGAACTGCTGCTGCTTGTTCTGGTGAAAGACCTTGCATTACACCACGGGCCAGCCCTGATTGTCCCGCCATTTGCCCTAGTTCCCCTTCTCGCGCTGCGCCTAGCTGCTGCCCGGCTTCTTGGGATGCCATGCGGCTAAGGCCAAATAAGCCTTCTTGACCACCAACGCCACCTAGAAAGCTGGAGATGTCCCCAAGATTTAGGCTTTGGAACTCTGGACGGAACTGCTTTTCAAATCCAAGGACTTGCGGAAGTGCGCCACCATAGGCAGTTACAAATTTTGAAATGTCTTTTGCGTAATTGGCCTTTGGTGCTTTGACTGTATCGGGGCTTCCCATATTCTTGTATTATTTGAGTTTTGAATGAAATTTATACATGTTGTGAACCCTTACGCGATTGCTTCCCTTGAAACTACGTTGAAACGCAATAAATTCATAATCCTGAGTGTATTTTTCCAATGCTCGGCGCATATCGCCGGTTGAAAACGTAACGAATAACGTGTCTCCATATTGGACCTCGACAGCTTGAGAAGGATCTTCTTTGAAACAACTGAAGCCAAGAGCAAAGCAATCCATGTCGCACACAACAATCCCATGACACAGATGCCACGCAATGAGTGGCTGGATGTCAATTTTTTCTTGTGCATATGTTTGTATTGCTTTTGCTAGGTGCTGGTTCATCTAATGACCTGAACGCTTGTGTGCAAGCAATCGGTGGGTGTTGATCCTACGCTAACGGTTGTGACAAAGGCGCATTTTTCATTGGCTCCAAACCCGCCTAAAAGATCATTGCCTGAACTTGAGTCTAAATTCCCAGATTGATTACAAACCCCGGAAACCGAGAAGTTTGAATCCGGCATTGCTATTGTGAAATTCACGACATAGAATCCAACGTCTACGGCGTTATTCGATGATGGCGGGCTTGCAATTGTTGCCCCAGAATACGCAGCAGAGACGTTTGCCACATTGCCGCTCCCCCTAATGGTTTTCCTTGAGAGTGAAACCGTTCCTGTTGACGTGGTAGTAGTGCTGCTCACAACTGTGAACGTATTGGCATCAGTAACACCGCTTACTACATACAACCCGTCAAATGGAGCGGTTCCAGTTCCAACTGTAAAATCCAAATGCACCGCGTTGCCGACGATTAGCCCGTGGCCTGAAGATGTAACCGTTACGGTAGTAGATGCCGTTCTTGTGTATGTTCCGCTTACGTTTGCGGTTGATTGAGCGTTAAAATTTGCCCAAGCCCTAATCCCGTAGATAGGGGCAGTCCCCGTTTGCGCTCCATTTAGCTTGGGGGCCGTGATATTTGCATCAAGGATCTTGGCCGTAGTCACGTTTGCGTCCAGTATCTTAGCCGTTGTGACAACATCGGCGTCAAGTGTGGCAACCCCACTGGCAACCGTGAATGCGCCAAAGTCAGAGTTTGAGAGCTTGGCTGGGGTGACGTTCGCATCGAGAATCGCCGTTGTGGTAATTGCGTTTGATCCAATTTCATTTGACGTAATCCCACCAGCGGTTACGAACAACTTACCGGTAGTTACCGATAGGGTGGAACCAATAACGGCGGTAGACGTCATCAAGCTTTGATCGAGGATGTTGTTCATCCTCGTGCTAGTGATTACGTCAGTAGCCGTGAAGGTGTAACTTGTATCAATTGCGCCGGGCATATTTTATCTTTGTGAAATGATTTGTCTGTTGGTGACTGAGCCAGCTACCTTTACTGAGTTGACCTTGGGTGATCCGATGGTCCTTGTCAAGATCATTGTTCCGGTGAAGCCTCTAATGCCACCCAACCTACACCTAATGCTTGCCGTTTCAGCCTCCGTAACCGTGGTGGGGGTAAGTAGTCCACCAAGCAAGGTAGTAGTTGTTCCTATGGATTGCGCGTCGTCGGGGTCTTCCGCTGCAAACGCAATGTCATATTCTGAGTTCTGGCCGGGAAGAGACTGGATGTTCACCTGTGCGTCTGTAAACCGCTTGCGTTCCATCGTCCCAAGGTCGTATCCTCTCGTCGTAAGTGACGCGTCAATTGCCGGAGACACAACGGCAGCAGAGTTATCTACGTTCAGGGTGTCGTTGGAGCTTTCAGATGCTTCGATTTGATGCAGCCCCCCATTGGAAGTCACAACGTAGATGTTGTTTCTCTCGCTTGCGCTGCCAATTACAAAGTCTTTAATCAGGAATCGAGAGTCTCCGAAGGTGTCTAGTGATTCCCACCCTTTGTTCAGGAAGTTATACACCAAAATTGCGTTGTTCCCGTATGCGTCACCAGCCCCGCGAACGGAATCAAGCGGAACGGCAAGGTAATATCTGTTCTCAAACAGAATTCCCACCGCCTTGTCAGCATAATCAGCGTTGATCCGGTCAATATACGGCTGAATGTTCTTAGAAAGCGGCTCTTCAGT